GTTTGCGGTCAGGTTGTTGGCGCTACCGCTGACGTCGAATATTGTGCCCGTCGCAGAGTCACCGGGAGCATCGCCGCAGCGATACCACGCGTCCATGCTAGCCATACCCGCGAGCGAGTCAGGGGTGCCGCTGTTGTAGATTGTGCTCACGTCGCCGCCGGTCAATTCCTTGCTCCAAATGCTCACTTCATCAAATGACCCGTTGATATAATCACCGTAACTAGCTCCGCCAATCCTCAGCGGAGCGCCCGCGCCGGTCTTGGTTCCGAAGCCATTGAAAGTATCAATATAAGACTGGGTCACATGAGTATTAAGGCCGTTGACATACACCTTCATGCCGCCCGTTAGCGTGCCGGAGCCGTCGTATGTCCAGACAACGTGCGTCCAGTTTCCCGTCGTCACGACTTGGGCGACATATGACTGTGCATAGAGCCCAAAGTTAACACCGTGAGAGAAGAAGCAAAACGGGTTGCCCGCATACACGCCGACTGCCCACCCGGTATACGATGGGGGACCGATTATCTTGGAGGCAATGTAGCCCGCGCCGGCTGCCGGTATGTTGTGGTCCGTGGTCTTGAGCCATGCAGATACCGACCACGGCTCATTCCAATCCGGGTCGCACCCGGTCACTGATGCGCCCGCAAGCTCCGCGAACTCGTCCACGCCATCGGTGATGAGCGAGAATCTGTTGAACGTGGGGGGAACGTCAAAGACGATGTCCGTTGGCTCGGTGTTGACCGGTGTCCCATCGTTTGAGCCTTGGACGTCGAAGATGCGCGCGGCAGGGTCGGCGCTGTTCATCGAGTCACCCGGAGCGTCGCCCATTCTGTACCAGCTCGTGAGCGAGCCGACTGCCGAGAACGTTGAGAGGTCGCCCGCCGTCGCTGGTCCGCCAAGATTAAACATCTCGATGCACTGCGCCGCGCTGATTGCAAAGCCGGAGAAGAAGGTGACCTCGTCGATATTGCCAGCGAGGTAGCTAAGCGCCCCGCCTGCGCCGTCGTCTCTTGCGCCGATTATCGCTTTGCTACCTACTAAGCCCATTCGGCTATTGACCGCCGCCTGCTGCCGCTCCGCTCCGCCGTCCATGTCAATCGTCAGGCTGACGCCGTCCCAGCTCATGACGGCCAGATGCCATGCGCTGTCATTGTAGGCCGAAACGGTAGCCGCAAACGGCAGGCCGCCGGCTCCGTCCTGCATATACGCATACAGCCTGCCGGCTGATAAGTAGATAACCCAGTCTGGGAAGGCTCCGCCCCATTTGCTGAAGATGTCGGCTGCCGTAACCTGCGAGGTCTTGAACCATACCGCGGCTGTAAAAGGGTCATTGTTGCCCGAGAAGGAAGCCGGCGCTCCAAGGTCAACATATTCGTCAACGCCATCCACTACGCCGGAGCGAGTCTGAGCAAATGGAACGGGCGCCGGGGCTCCCCCTGACGCCTGCCTCCCCAGGCCTAATACGATGCCAATACCTCTCATGCGCTTAGTACAATGCGAGGATGTCGGCTGCGCCCGTTACCGCCGTTACTTCCGTTACCTGGACATCGAGAATCGTGCCAGATGCCACGTTCTTGAACTCGGCTGAACTGCCGCTCACCATTGTGACGGTAACGTCTCCGCCGGTACCAACATACAAGGCACGACAAGGGCCGTTGAACGGCGCCACTAGAAAGGATGTTCCGACAACCACAGCGAAGGCGTCGGACGCCCCGTGGAGAACCGTTCTTGCTGCTGCTTTACCTTTAGGCATTAGTAGATTCCAAAACTATCAGGGTCGTTGAAAAACTTAGGTGCAGGATCGGGATTGATGGGGTCACCACTGCGCACGACGCCACCCTGGTTAGCCGCCGGCTCGGGAGAGCCGACTACATCGAGACGAGTGACGCCTTTGCGTAGCTCCATCAAGTCTCTTCGGGCAGTCTCCATAAGCTTCCTGCCATCCGCCCGAATGTACTCCGGGTGCCGGTCGTACAAGTACGAAACGGCAATGTCCAGGCAAAGCCTCTTAACTTCGTTTGGAGCAGTTGTCCCCAGAAGTCGAATTGCCGCGATGTCGTAATTGCCACGGAGGAACCCTTCGACGTAACTCTCCGAATCAGCAATGACTCGAAGGAGCGGGTTCTCGTCTGGCGTTCCGTCGACATTGTCATCCAATATCTGACGAACGACCGTCTGAGTGATGCGGTCTTCGATGTCACTCAGGGTAATGTACATTATTGAGCGTACCCAATGTTCGTAAGTCCAGCCTTCACGGCTTCCTCACTGAGGCTCTCAGGCATGCTCCTGATAAGCCCAGGGGTCCAGTCGGTGACCACGACATCGCCAAACGTCGCGCGCACCAACCGCCCTGTTTCATTTCTCCACCGGACAAAACGCCCAGGCGCAGCGCGAACAATAGCCTCAGAATCAGGGGGGACGACCCCGAGATTACTGCTCACACTGCGCTTGGAACGTCGTTTGCTCATGATTAGCTGATCGGGGTGGTGATCAAGTAACCCGTGGGAGCTGCCACCACTTGGTGAACCTCGCTCACGCTGACCTGAGCGGTGTAACCGCCGCCATGGCCCTTGAGCGGATCGTAATCCACCACCGTCTGGATTGCTCCATGACGGAACGTGTAACCAAACACAGCGTTGCGGACGCTTGCACGACGCGCAACTCGAACAACGCCGAACACGTCGCCCCAGATGCGGGTGTACGGAGCAGCCGTCTGGCCCTCTTGGTTGGGATCCTGACGAGCCTTACCAACAAGAAGACGGTCGATATCAAAGAATCGAGCGATCATGTCGGGCGTGGCCAAACCAGGCGAGCTGCCGTTGTACTTGAACAAGTCAAGAATCGCCGGGTGGCGACTCAGAACCTGATACACGTCAAGCGAGCAGAACCCGATGAGGTCACTCGGGCCACGACCCTGCCAGATGGCAGCGGTTGCAGTCTGAATGTCAGCGATGGGGTCACCACCAGTGATCGTGTTCCAGCGGTTAGCGGCAGCAACTGCTACCGTGTTAGTGCCGAAGTTGGCAGCGTTCGTCAGAACACCAGCGATGCGCTGCTCACGACGGAACGACAGTCCTTCAGCGATGGCTTCGACCAAGTCGACCATCTCGTTCAAGGGCGCATCCTCATTCGTGAGCGTCATACGCGACACGAAGTTGGAGTAACCGTAAGGACGACACACGTAAGTGCTGGTCGAACGAGTTTCCTGAATCTCGTTCGCCTGTCCACGGCTGCCCATCTCGTCATCCGGGTACTGCAAACGGTCGCTTTGACCGTAGCTGTAATACACGTCAGACTCTTTGCCAACCTGAAGGAGAGGCATCAGCTCTTCGCCAATGTACATCTCGTTCGCATACTGGATGCTCAGGTTGCTCATGGTGGCGTTCACATGGACAGAACCGGGAGCGATGTCCTTGAGTGCCAGGTTTGCGCTGTCCCACGCCCGCAGTACCCGAGGGTCACTGGAGCGACGGGCTTCGTCAACACGCGAGACGTAGTCTTGGTACTTCTCAAACCGAGGCTTGAGGCCACGACTGCGCATTGCGCGTGCGTTGCTTTTAACGATATCACCATGCGACACAGAGCCAAGAGCGCTCAGGCGAGCGACCTCGGACATGTCGCTGTCGGTCAATTGAATTTGCTTAGACATTTTTCTGAATCCTCTCAAAAATCACGTAGTGATGCGGTTGCCGTGTTCCATCCACATGCCAACAATATCCCCGGTTAGCCCAGCCTGGATGAATACCCCGTGCGTCGGCATAGAGGTAGCTCCTGCCGGGTTAACTGCGGCAGCATCAAGAAAACCGGTTCCATCAAATTGGGCCTTATTGCCAGCAGTTGCGGCTCCGTTAAGAAGAACTGCGACAGCGCACCCACCAAGGGCAATGTTTACATTGTCGCTGGCAGCCCCGGTGCCGCCAGTCATGGCAACTCCGACTGACAGGTCTGTCTGAGCCGGAGCGTCTTGGACCGTTCCGGTCGCTGTCATAACGACGGCGCGACCAACAGTCACAGTCTGACCAGCTTCAACATCGTAGTTACTGATCGTTGCGTAGTTGAGTTTACGAGATGCGGTACTCATTATATATTAACCTTTCTAGGCACCAAGTTGCTTAACGAGGGCTTCAAACTCCACTCCACTGGTATCACCAGCAGACAGAGATTTCGGGGTGGGGTCTTCGCCAATCACGTCTTCGGCAACGCTCTTGAGAATGTTCATGTCGGGTCGCGATTCGATGGCCTTCAAGTGCTCCTCGAACAGCTCCGGTGACTGAGTAGCCAGCTTAATCAGCGTGCCCTTCTCAGTGGGGGCGATTTTAACGCCGATAAGGTCATTCAGGGTCTTCTCTACGGACTCGACACGAAGAGTGTCCGCTTGCTTGCGGTACTCGTTGCGCTCGTCTTCGAGATCCATACAACGCTTATTTAGCGTTTCGACCTTTTCTTTTTCTGATACGAGTTGAGCCTTCGCACTCTCCAGCTCAACAATTGCTTTTTCAAGCTCCATTACGTTTCTCTCCTTCCCGCCATTGGCGGTTTGTTCCCTCTCCCGTGGCGGGGTAAGGTCAAACTGACGGTCGTCGGCATTATCTGCCTTGTCCGCAGTAAGATCTTTCTCTTCCTTCTCATCCATCACTTTCGTGGCAAGCGCCTTCATGCGAGTCAGCGCCTCTGGATTACTCGGAATAGGAACGACGCTGATCTCGTAGAGTTCATTGTCGCTCAAAACATATACGTCCTTGTCATTGCGCATCTCCTGGCGCACCTCGCGAGGCTTAAACCCCACGCTGACCGCGCGCAGGGTGCGCTCTTGGACGCTCTGCCACACCTGCTCTGCCATCGGGTTGGCCTTGGCCGAAGCGAAAACAATCGTCGCCTGTAGCTGACCATCCTTCACGCTCACGTTCGTCGCATGACCAATCGGCAAATCTTTGGAACTGTGACCAAACAACACTACCGGATTCTTCAGGTAGCGCTCCAAGTCCCAGTTCTGCTCTACGATGTCACCATCGGCATCCATCGCATCGGTAGATGCCACGAAGTCCGCTTGGCGCTCCTCCAGGCGAAGTGACTTCATCTGGAGGGCTGACGCTGCAAGCTCATTCATCATCGATGGTTCCTTCTCCAGCATCAGTGTCATCTGTAATGGTGTCTGAATGGCCTTCATTTGTGATAAAATCCTGACCCCTTAAAAGCTCATCGCCCTCTTCGGGATCTGCAATGCCAGCTTTGTTGCGAACCCACCACTGCGGGATCTCTAAGCCGGCTCTTACGAAACCTTCGACAGCGCGAGATAGCGCTCCCATGTCAACTGCGTCTTCAGTGATAAAGTTAAACTCAGGGATTGGTTGATCCACACCGTAGTTCAATCTTACCAGAGGCTCTATGACATCACGACGAATTGTGCTCGCCATCGACACAGCGTCGCCTTCGCGGATGTCCTTACGAACCCGGTCAT